CACGCCTTCCGGGCTAAGAACCTGTGGAGCCAACGCCTTTTGCGTTGCACGCTGAGAATATGTGCCATCGTCAGGTACAAGCCCGCGCTCTTGCGGCGTAGGTACACGCCCCGGCATAGCAGGCTGGCGTCTTGCGGCAGGCACTTGCATTGGAGAAATAGGCTGCTGAACGCTGGTAGACATCTTGTCAAGAACTTCCAACAGCGCACGGGTGCCACCACCCGCAAGCTCTACGCCTTCACGCTCTGGCCCTACAGCAAATTCAGTCGGAGCGCCCGCAACTTGGATGCGCTGCCGCTGTTCCTGCTCTTCAGCAAGCTGTGCTGGATCTATTGCCATATTACCTCACAAACGCAAAAGGGCGCATATGCGCCCCATTATATCGTCCTTGTAGCAGATTTAAGTCAACTGAGAAAGTTATTTATTTGTAAACTGTGCAGGCATCTCTGCCTCAACCTCAGCCTCTATAGTTTCTGGGGGCTGGCCCATATAGGCAAGCTCAACATATTGATCGCGTGTCATAGGCATATTAAACGCCTTCATCATCGCAACGACTGTATCGTCACTCCCAAGTTGGGGGGTTGATGCCACCGGCTCTTTCATCAACTAATCTCCTCGTTTCGTCGAGTTCAATTTCACCGTCTTTGTATCTTTGCCATATACTGTCAACTTCTGCAACATTCTTCTGGTTTGACTTGAATGTGTCAGTAAACAACCCGCGTACAGCTTCCCATGTAATTGATTGCATCTGTCTTGGCTGGATGCCGCGTTCTGCTGCAGCCCGACGATATGCTTCTGCATAAAGCCCATAGTTGCCAGACACGCCTGTCTTAGCCGATCCCTTAGTTGTGCCCCTGCCTTTTACGCTCATATTCTTAAAGTTATGATCGACCTCTAGCGCATTGCCAGACAATGGCCGCAGCAAGCCAGCAGCAACAGCGTGCGTGTCAATCGTCACATCGCCTAGCGGAGAGTTGGGGTCATAGATATTATTGTAGAAGTTACGCACCTTATGGCGCTCACCCATCAACGGCGAGATAATATTAACATCGCCGTTGGCTTCGATAGCAGCAACAGCCTTGCCTATCTCGTTTAAGCTGCCCCATGCAGCCTTCTTAGGATTTCCAGCCTGTGTGCGCGCTAGATCTAAGAAATCACCTTCTGGGCTTACAATTGGATAATCTGGCTTATTGTATGTTTGATCATACAATCGCACAAACATTGCCTTCAAACCGTTTTCAACTTTTGGATCTGGATGCGAGATTTCAGCATATGTTTTACCATCTAAAAATTTACGCATCTCTTGATATGCTGGCTTGTTTAAAGCTGGGATATTTTCAAACGTAGTCAACATTTCTGGAGAGAACGCAAAATCTTTTTGATTTACCACAACGTCAAGCGTGCGTTTTGCCAAGCTGACATTTTGATACCAATCCTTTTGCGGAGAGAGTGCAGCCAATGCACCAGCAATAGATGTATCTGGAACGTCATACTCTGCTTGCCAACGATCAGTAACGGCTCGCGCACCGTCATACCACTTCTGTGACCTTGCCCTTGTGTCCGCTGGCACTTTGTCATGCAAGTAAAGCAAGTTGTCTTTTACATGAGTAATAAATTGCTCCGACGTTTCGTTAACTGTAGCGTTTGGAGCCACACGCATGTTGGGATAATCTTTAGTAATGTTTACGTTGAACTCATAAAGCTTGGGGTCTGCTTTCATTTCTTCTAGCCCAACGACTAAAGTGCCCGTTAGTGGATCTTCCGTTGCCGCTTTAGCCGTAGGTAATCGAGTAGATATACGACCCGGCAAACCTGTTGATGTCTCTGGCACAGCAGCAGCAGTCGCATCATTAATCGCGCCTACGCCAAACGAGCTAGTTGTTGGCATATCGCCGGGCTGGTTCATTCTTCTGCCAAGCTCAGTCAAAGCATTGCGTATAGAAGGTATTGACGCCTTCAAGCCCTTAGCACCCGCCGCAGTTAGCGGAAGAGCCTCAAGAAACGACAGGCCTGCCTCTAATGCGCCCATGCCAATCGTTAATGGATCGCCAGTATTTCTGCCGCGCTGGAAAGTTCTCATGCCTTCCTGCGCACCAAAGAACAAACCTGCCGGTGTAAAATCAGCAACGCCCAAGCCTAGATCGCGTGTGCTTTCTGGATTGCCCCACAAGCCCTCTGCCATCTTGCGCGCAGTAGATCTATCAATTCCAAGCACCTCAAAGATCTGGCGCAAATCACCCTCAGTGTTTTCAAAGGTTAGACGCGTAAGATCTTCACGCATTGTTGGATCGTCTGGCGTTACCATTGCAGCGCCCTCACGGCGCATACGCAGTTCCTCGCCTTCGCGCAACGGTTCTGTGCGTATGCTGGGCTCTTGCCCTTGCGGGATTATACCAGCGTCTTCTACTTCTCGCTGCGTAAACCCAGCCGCCTCATAGTCAGCCATGTCAAACGGCTGCTCCATTTGCTGAAGCTCGTCTGCGTACTTGCGCACCTCTGCCAGTCTATCCACAGGCTCTTCGCCAAGCTTGACATAACCGCCGAGAGACAACGGCACCAAAACGTCATTGCGCCCGTTCAAAGGATTGTACACAGCCCTCTTGTCTCTTGTCGCGGCCAAGGGCGGGGGATTGCTAGCGATCAGGGTAGCCTCATCGTACTTATCAATCTCTTCGTCGGTGTCCATTTGGAGGAGGTCAGCCATTAGTTAAGAACCCCTTTGTTTATGTATTCACGCATTAAGGTGCTTTTTATTCTGCCGTAATTTCTTTGTTGCGCAGTTTGATCTGTATCTGGGTTGCTCCACCATGCATCTAAGCTTGCAATCGGATCGGCAGGATCTAACACTAAACCAACGCCTGATAGGTCTTGGTTTACGTCTTCAACATACGCCTCATAATCTAAGCGCAGACCTAAGATAAACGCTTCTTGCTGGCCTGCAATTAGCTCTTTGGCTGCAGCATTAATTTCTTGCGGTGTCATTCTAGCGTCAGGCGAAAACCGGCGCTCAACAACCATTGTCTCAAGCTCTTGCACCACAGCGTAATACGCAGCCTTTGATGCTCGCCCAGCATCAGGATCACCAGCGCTAAGCTCATCATACTGAAACGTAGCCTTTGCAATGCGCTTTGCATCAACCAGCGCCGCATCTTCTTCTGACGCAACTGCGTCCAAAAAAAACTTAAAGTCAGCCCTTGTTAGCAGGGCTCTGTTTTCCTGCACTTCCACAGCCGTTAGCTCGCCAAGATCTTTCTTAACAAACAAGTTTTCATAAACCGTTTCATTAGTTGTCGTTGCAAATGACAACGCTGGCTCGTCTTCGTACTTGTCAAAGTTAGCTTGCACCGTAGGCGTCACAGCATTGTTGGCATACAAGAACTCTTGCATAAGCTCTGCAGCCTCTGATGCTAAAATCATTGCCTCTGGATCTGGCAGCGCAGCCTGCAACTGCGGAACATAGTCAGTAACTTCGCCAGCCCTAACTTTTTCACCGGGCTCAAATCCTGCAGCGAAATATGTAAATCTGTTTGCAGCCTGATTTATAAAAAAGTTCCTATCATCTTCTAACTTTTTCTCTAACTTTTCCTGTGCATTCGCAAAGCGCGTTGCAACCTTTAGCGCATTGTCCAGCACCGCAACAGCATCATCTCTCGGCAAGTTCTGCAGCGTGTAAAGCGGATAACCGCCATTCGGCAAGTCACCAGTCTTATCTGGATCAAGCTCACCGGCATCGATCTGCTCTAGCGCGCCGATCAGGTTCAACGCTCTAATCGGATCGGCGCCCACATATGAGCCTACAACATTCTCGGCAATGTCAGTCTTCATCTTGAGATTGCTAAGTTTTACAACGCCAGCGTTTGCTGCGCCTGCCTTAACCAGCCGCCCTTGATCGATAGCAACGCCCGTCAGCGCATTGTCGTAGTCTTCCCTTGTTGCGTCAGGATCAGACAGCAGTTGAACAACACCAGACTGCCGAGAAGCAAGCGCAGCCTGATTGGCCGCATCAATCTTTTTGTCCAACACGCCGCGCAACTTAAACCGAGCATCAAGCTCCATCTGCCCAAAACGCTCTTCAAACGCTCTGCGGGTAAATCTATTCGGGCCCAGAGCCTCTAGCACCTTCTCTCGAATGCTTTGGCTTTCCTCATTCCATAGAGGGTTTTCGCCATCTAACACATTGTAAGGCTGATCAGAGCGCGCAAAGTCTCTTGCCGCCACGTTCAAGCCTTCTGTCGCAGCAAGCAAGCCCTCGTTTAGCTTAGTCTCTTCTGCCACCTTGTAACGCATCTTAGCGTAAGCACCGACCTGACCAAGCACCTCACCAAGCACCTCGCCCTTCTGTAGCTCTGCCTGAGCCAAAACACTGCCGCGCATACGCGCTCCAATGCTTCTACCGGGTGCTTCACTGGTTGCGGCAATCTCACTACGATAAACTGGTATTCTCATCTAAAGATCTCCCCCAACCCGCCAGCAGCATAAATATCCTGTGATGCTGTTCCCAAGCTATTAATCAAGCTTCGCGTGCCTTGCGCTCTAAGACCAGCAGCCTGCGCGCCGCCTTCCATCCGAGCAAGCTGCGCATTTAGCTCAGCTTCTTCCTGCGCATCGCTAATCTGCATATTGGTAATCGCATTGTTAAACCGCGCAACCTTTTGCGTGTAGTCAAACTCTCTGGCATTTTCGCGCAACACATCCATTGGCGTGCCGCTGCTTAGATCAAAGCCACCGTAAGAAAACCCAGAGCGCACACCGCCCTGCACCTCATCCTCAAACGCATCCCGCGCCCGATCTTGCTCAACTAAAAAGTTAGCGTTGATAATATCTCTCTGCCTGCCCAGCAGATCTATGTCACGCTCAATCAGGCTAGCGTTAAAGTCAGCAGCTTCTTGCGCCCTGCGGGCTGCAGCATTCGCAGAGTTACGCTGTTGAATGCCACCTAAGATCGTCATGCCTAAAGATATGGCAGAAAATATGCTCATCTATCTAGCCTCATATATCAAACGTATTCATACGTGGGAACAATGCAAGCACTGTTAATGGCAGCGCTTGATTTTGCCTTACATACAAACGATCATCATTGTCAAAGCCACCGGGAAACTCAATCTTCTTATCGCCGGTAAATAACGGCAAACCCTCGTCCATCTCATCTGCACTGCTGCGAAATGGTATCCGATCAGTTTCGTTAGAGCTATTGCCGATCTCAGCGCCGACAGTTTCAAAGAAACGTGCAGTCAATCCATGCACACGCTTTGGCTTGCCTTGGCTTGTACCGTCAGCAGATCCGCTTTCAATACGCATTGTTTGCATATTGCTGGTATAGCCAAAACCAATAGCTGCAGTTGTGGAGCTATAGTTTAGCGTAATGCTGCCGCCCGATACAGTTACATCAGGATGCGCAGCGCCGTTGGCAATTACCGTCAGCGTTTCGCCTTCTAGATGATACAATCCGCTTAGCGTAGTTGTTGCCGCGCCGCTATACGCCAAACCGCTGTCAACAAAGAATGCGCCAGTCGTAACGCTGCCAAAGTCAAACGTCTTCATTCGCTCAACATATCTTTTCGTAACACTGTTAATTGTGCGCTTTACAACCATGTAAAGTTCATCTTCGCCAACCTCTGTCGGCAATGTCGTAATGCTTTCCACAACAGCCTGCCCGCTGCCAAACACACCGCCCACCACATGCTTGTGCCATGCAACGATCTGCTCTTCCCTGCGATAGCTCAAGCCTAGAAGCGTGCCATCAGCGCGCAATGCCCACACAATACTGTCGGGCTCTTGCTGATAAGCAAACTGCGTTAAGCCACCCTTGGTGATATGCTCGGCCAAGATCGTCATGTCAGGCGCAGCGTAGGCGTTTACATCTACATCGCCGGCATACTTGAACTCACGCACCTTCCGATCACCGCGCTGCAAGAACAGCGTAACATCCGCAACCTGCACCGGCTCTACATTGCCAGATCCATAGTTGCTGTATTTTCTGATCAGCGTAGTGGTAGGCGTGATCGGCCCGTCACTCGTTGATGATAGCACATATTCACCGCCAGACGTTCCAATCGTCATTACCCGCGTAGAAGACAGGTAACGAATGTCGTTTACCTGATTGCTGGCAATCGTATAGATCAGCGCGTCATCTGCTGCCGTACCCGTGTCAAAGTTTTGGTAATCCGCGTTTTTACTAAACCACAGCGTTTGCGGGCTTTCATTCGTATTGCCAAAAACAAGACGCTGCTCAAAGAACGTTACAACGCTTGGCCGGTTATCCGCGCCAGATAAAGGCTGCGTAACTGGATTGATCTCTTGCACACTCGATAGCGTAAGCTCTGCAGTGCCGCCAGACGTATAAGCCGTAAAACCCGTGCTATCTACATCAACGCCTGCCAATGTCTTTATCTTAAACGTATTCGTTGTAGCGCCATCAACAATGTAGTGGTTGCCATTAAGCTCTGTCATGCCCACTACGCTTTGGATGTATATCGTATCGCCATCAAAGAACGCGTGATCATTGCTTGTAATTACACAAGGGTTGGCCTGCGTAGCGCCGGTAATTACTTGCTCGGCACCGCCGCCGGGATCAAACGTAGTAAATGACGTTGTGTCTACATCATCGCCAGCTTCATCTTGCAACGTAAATGTATCGGCTGTAACATTCGCAACCCGGTAATTTGCCGCGTCAATCTCTGTCATGCCCTGAATACTAGACAGCGCAATCTCATCGCCATTGCTATAACCATGCGCCGTTACCGTTAAAACGCCGGGATTAGCCTTGGTAATTGCTGTAATTTTCTTAGCCGCCTCAAGTGGGCCTTGAAAAATTGGTATGGAAAACTTCCATGCATTGTGATCTGTGCGCGTCAGCTTACGCACATCATAGCTTGGATGCACCAAATACATTGTATCCGCAGACTGCACAAAGCGTATGTTAAACAGATCTGCTTCTGCATAGGGCGTGGCAATCTCAAAGATTTTTGTTGCTGTGCCGCCAGATGTGTACGCAGTGAATGACGTTGTATCTATGGCATTGCCGAACAAATCTGTTAGCGTGAATGTATTCGTTGTGGAGTTTGCAACGAGATAGTTGCGTCCATTTAGCTCTGTCATACCAACTACGCCGGTAACAAACACCTCATCGCCATTGCTTAGCGTATGCCCAGCGCTGGTAATAACGCCGGGGTTGGCTTGCGTAACTGCTGTTATTGTCTTGTCAGACGCATCCAGAACCTGCGCGCCATTGCGATACACGCGCATAATTTGATTGCCAAACTCAAGAACATACGTGTCAGAAGACTTGAACTGAAATGGAAACAATCGCGTCTTTACGCTGCTGCTCTTTACCTCGCCCAGAAACTCTGAGCCCGGCCTGCGCGTAATACCGCCAGAGGGAATAACGATCATATTCGTTAGATCGGCCAAGCCCTCTTTGTATTTCTCAATGTTTATGCGGCCTTCAAACTTTGGGCTGATCTCGCCCGCCGTAAAAGAGCTAAACGCTGGAGCAGATCGCGCCATTAGAACCTCGCTTCAATAAAGTCGCTGGCCTCGATTTTTTGCGGCGCACCTTCTGTGCTGTCCACAAACCGCGCTTCTTTTAACTTACTGTCATACAAAGAAGCCATAAGCTGGATCATTGTAGTAGACCCAGAGATTGCATATGCGATTTCCTGCGCCAGCCGTGCGGCCAACGTATCAGTTAATGTCGCGTCATACTCAGCAGCATCTGTAATCCTGCCAATGTATTTAATCTTAGCAGTGCCCTCATCTGTCAGAAGCTTTCTGCCCTCAATGACAAAGACAGGCCCACCTGTCGCATTCTTCATGTTATCCTGCGGGTATCCCATAGTGCCGTTGTTAAACTCTAGCACGCGCAAGCAGAACGGGTCTGATGGCAGTTGATAAGAGTTTTCATAACCATACACTGGGCCAACAGTATCTTGCGCTAGCTCAGCCCTGCGGATCAAACAATTCCAAGGATGTGCCCGAAAGACTGCATCGCGGATGCTCGTGTATCGCTGATTAACAATGCGCGCCGCCTTACTGTCTTCAGTTAAGCTAATAATGTTAGACGCCCCGATTAGGTTCAGAGCATTGTTGGCAATATCAATCACGCTAGACATTAAGCATCTCCATGTAAAAAGAGGGGGCGGTTGCCCGCCCCGCTCTGTAAGCCTTAGTCAACCACGTACTTGATGGTCACTTCAATGGTGCCAGTCGCTGTGCCCGCGTTGGTAGCAGTGATGATAACACCGTCTTCATTGGTGTCTGTCACTGTGCCTGAGCCCAAAGCCAGCGTTGCCAAGATGTCCACTTTCTGGGCACCAGTTGACGCAGCAGCAGCTTTGTAAGCAGCAGCAGAAGCTGAAACCGCAGCACCGGCAGCAGTCGTATGCGCAGCATATCCTACTGACAAAGTGGTGCCGCCACCCAGCGCGTCATGCGCCAGTGAGCCTTCCAGCAAACGTGCCCCATCAGGCAGTACAAACATTTGGATGGTTGATCCATCTGCCAAAGAAGATGCTTCGTACACACCATGCGCTACGCGGATACGCCCGCCAAGAACATTCGATGGGTTTTTAACAACAGGATCTGCAGTCGCATTAGTCTGTTGAACTGAATAAACAGTAGCCATGTCCTATTCTCCTTACGCTTCAGAACACAACACTTCGACTACCTTTGCTTCTTCCATGCGTGTAGCACCCACAGATTGGCAATAGTAGACTTGCGTTGCGTATGATTTATCAGCGCGCTCATCAATGCGTGCAGTTGGCTCTTTGCCGATTGCAAGCTTGATACCATCGCTAGCGAAAGCAATTACGCGGCGATAGCTGGATGAATCAACACCCAAGCGGTTTGATGTGATGAATGTGAAGCCAACAAACTGGTTTAGCTCGCCTTGAGCCAAAGCCTTAACAGTGTTGAAGTCACTCGATGTTACAGTGGTGTCACCCAACAAATCAGAGATTTGCTTAGGAGCTACAACGATGTAACGCGGGATTGATGGGTCAACATTACCGGCATCCAAGATTTCCTTGGCTTCCAGAAGCTTTGACAATGTCAAGCCAGCGGCAGGAGAACCCACACCGATTTGGTTGTTGCTGTCAAAAGCAGTAGTTGTTGAACCGTCTTTACCAGTCTTTGCATTGCCAAGAGCAGCAGAGATGATCACATCATCCATTGCGCGGCCCATAGCTGCAGCAGCAGCACGGCTATATGTTGAAGTCGGATCTACCAACAAGCGAACTTTGTCCTGATCATCGATCAGATCCGCATATTCATAGTCAGACATCGTCACCATACGACGACTGTGAGGGGTATCGATCAGCGGTGTATCCGCGTGCCGAGTAGTTCTCAGAACAGCAGCAGCGCTACCGACCTGATCAAAAAAGGCTTTCTCGCCATTCACAGTTTCCACATCAACTGCAGGACGCAGTAGTGAACCCATTTGCTGTGAAAGCATCTGGATGTTCGCGGAGAACTGATTGACAAAAGCCGTAGTGATTTGTGAAGACATTGTCTCACCTTTCTACAGTTTACGTTACAGATTGCTGCGCGTGGTTATCCCTTGCGGGGCCAATGCTTACTGCTTGGGCAGTCACTCCACCTGACACACAGGCATGATGCGTGGGCCTTGCGGTTATCCACTATAGATACTCTCGGAGCGTTAGAACCTGTTGTACATAGCTCTCATGCTCTGGGTGCATCTTATCCCAGTATGGCCCGCCGCGTCCAGTCATCTCAGCAATTTGCCGTGATGCTTCGTCAGGGGTCATAATCATTTCTGTCGGCGCGCCTTCCAGACTGTCTTCACCAATCTGTTCAGCCAAACCGGCAAACATCTTAACGATCTGCGGATGATCTCCCAACATACGACCATCTGCCAATGTGATCTCATCAAAGATCTCAGTGCCGCCAAGCAATGTATGGGCAGCTTTCTGAGCAAGCTCAAGCTTCTGATCAAACGCTCGGCCAAATTCTTGACGTAACTCTTGCTCACCTTGGTGCGTTAAATCTTCCGCAGCCTCATCAAAGCTAGACCTAGCACCCGTTAGCGTTTCCTCAAGATACGCCGCAATGCGCTGGGCCTGCGTATTGTTTAACCCCGCATCAAGCGCTGCAGCCTTTAGCCCGCTTAACTCATTTTCACTGAAGTCAGCACTCTCAAACTTTAAATCATACGCATTTGCATCATCTGGTGCGCCAAGCTTTTGATATACAGCGCGCCACTCGTCAGGCGTAGCGCTCTTGCCCGGCAGCGGCACCTTATCCGCTCCGATCATACGCTGCGCATGTATATAGCTTTTTGCTAGTGAAGCAGGATCAGCAAAATTTCTTAATGACGGTTCAGACCGTAAATCCTCTGGTAAGCTTTCCAGAAAGTTAGCCGGTGCCGCCTCTGCGACTTCTTGAGATCCAGTGTCTTGGATTGCCTCTTCGCTCATTGTGGTTCCTTCTCGTCGGACAGCATCCGGGCGATTAGCAACACTGTTGCGCGCTGTCCTTCGTTAAATGCAGATTGATATGGATCGCCCGAAAACGTGGTTGTCTCAAAGCTAAAACGCTTCTTGAGATCACTCATTACTTGCTCACCGTCCTCTGTATTAAACGTGCGACGATACGCTAATTTCAATTCTTCTACTTTGTTCATTGGCTAATAGCCTTGACCAGCGGAGCGACCTGCTGCGCCTGCTGCGCTTGCATCATGTCCTGCTCTTGCTGCGCCATAACCTGCGCCTGCTCTGCCTGCTGCCGCCGTATCCGCGCAATCTCTTCATTGCTACGAATAACCCGCGCTGGCATACCAGTAACCTCAACAAGATACTGCACCAGCTTATCAGGATCTAAGTAATCCTGCACAGGCGCAACCTCACCGATCTGTGTTAGCACCTCAAACCCGCGCAACATTCCTTGCAGATCTGTCAGCTTCTGAGCCTTCGCAAGCGGCGAGACATACTCAATGTCAATGTCCTGACCTTGTAAAAGCTCCGGGGCAGGGGGGAGAAGACCTTCCCGGAGCAACAGCGCAAACGAGCGAGATATGAGAGGACGAAGGAGTTCCGCTTGAAGCCGCCCCAGAACGGGCCCAAGCAATCGCATCTTTTCCTCGTTGCGCTGTAACACTTCAGTCGCTGTCATTGATGGGCCTTCACCCAAAAGCAACTGATCAACATAAAACGCCTGCCTAATAGCATTGCGCCGTTGTTCTTCCATATTCAAGCCCAGCGGATTGTTTGCACCAATCTGCAATGGCTCTAGCCGATCACGCGTGCCAGATCTGTAAAAGTTCAGCGAGCCCGGCGTTGTTCTTACCGGCAGCATAAACCCGTCATCTGGAACCATAAGGGGCGGGTCAATCTGCTTCTGCGCAGCCCTGATCGTTACCTCTGACATCTTGTTGACCATCTTAACATCTGGCAACGCAGTCATTGCTGGCGATCGGCCATAGCTGCTTACGCTATCCTTATTAAAACGCGGCACCATAAACGGGAAGTCATCAAAGCCACCCTCGCTCAAGATCTGTTTGCTAGCGAGATGATAATAAACAGATGCAATAGGCTTGCTCTTTGCCATCTTTCCCTTGGCTTCTGCCCTTGGAAACACAGCGTGTATGATCTCATGCTCTTTGTACGGGTCATTCTTTTGATCAACCAGCACAGTGCGCGGTGAGTTCTCTTCGCCAAAACGCATAACAATCGCACGCGCCGTTAGCTTAAACTTAC